GGCTGGACTCTTCAGGAGACAATACCATGGGGTCTCTTGAAGTATCATAATAAGGTTGTGCGTCGTGATCGGGCGTGGTATGAATCTACGCATATCTGGCGCCAGGCTTTCTGGAACGATGTCGATCGGGTTAAGAAAGGTCTTGATCTTGTTGAGCCGGTCGCACCGATAACACCGAAGGTTAAGGTGACAGTCTGCGTGATTAAGGATGATAGTGATTAGAGCAACTGGCATTTCAAACCGGAAGTTTATATCCGTACTCTACGCCGAGTTTGGCGTCCACCTTGTAATCCACGAACTGCTGATAGACCAGTTCCAGCAGGTCTTTTAATACTATCTAATTTCTTTTCAAGGTCGGCAATCTTCTTTTCAAGTTCAGCAACAATCGGGGGCAATACATCTTTTATAATTTCATTATATGCTAATGTTGCCCCTACACCGGCTGGACTTTGTTTTGCTCTCGTTTCATGTAGTTTAAACGTCGCCAAGACAGTAGACATTTTCTATATACTCTAGACATTTTAGTATCAGTTTAACATATTCGTTGGTTTAAATACTTGAATTCAGTGTTTGCGGCTTGTAAAATGTCATCAGAAGTTCCTTGAACGGTATCGAGCACGTATCAGGATACGCATGCTTGAAATTATTTGTCATTTGTTTGTAATTACCCACCTGTTCAATCCGTGATTGAAAAGATGTTTCATAACAACAACCTGACTTTATATCACTGTATTTTGCCGTCGCCTCCGGTAGCCAATCATTGAGCGCATTGTACGCAGCTCTCGGCTTATCCAGAGTCGCTGGCGCAAATTGTTCCTGGAATCCTTCAGGAAGACGCAGTCTCTGCTTTGTTGCAAACTCTGGCTCCTTTGCTACAAGTTGAGAAGGCAATAAGAAAAGTGCCAAAAAAAGTGTTAGAACTATGAGGAAGGGCGCTAACTTCATCTCTTCTTTATTTATGTTTTGTTTTTATCCGGTCGCATACAAGTTGCGACTAACTAGTTAGTCGCATACCGGAGAGTCCACGCCCTTGCTTCGTGTTCGTACTGTGCTTTATTCGTCTTGTATAAAGTGGCAATATCAGGAACGAGCGGATCATCCGGATTCGGATCATTCATGAGACTCGCAATACTCAAGAGAACCTTACTAATCGTGAGAGCCGGCGACCACTGTTGTTTAAGAATGTCAAGGCAAATGAGTCCAGCCGCATTGACATTCGGATGATATATTTTGGTAGTAAACTGTACATGCGGCGGCTTGAAAGGATAATCAACGGGAAACTGTATCTTAAGCTTGAAGAAACCGCCAGCATACGGGCTATCTGCAGGACCATAAATCATTCCTTCCCAGCGAAAGAGATCCGTCTCAGTCTCCGGTCCAGCGCTACAATTTGATGGCGGATCCTTCTTAAGATCTAGTAGTTCTTTTGTGATACGTCGGGCAGACATGCTATAACTTGTTGCTAGACTTTAACCACTTCATATCCGTCAATTTTTTAGGTGTATAAGTAGAATGAACGTTCTTCCTGTACTTTCAGAATTTCTCGGAGCCTTTCTACTTGTATTAAGCATCCTGGCTACAGGAAACGCCTTCGTTATCGGAGCAACTCTTACGGTCATCATCTTGTTGATCGGAGGAGTCAGTGGCGCCCATGTAAATCCGGCTGTATCTCTTGCTATATTCTTGAAGGGCGGGCTCTCCATCACTGAACTGCTAGCATATTTGGGTGCACAGTATGTCGGCGGCATCTCTGCGCTCTATGCCTACAAGTCGTTCGCTTAAGAATAACGCATATAGAGAGCCGCTATAAGACATACAAGAATGGCGGCAGCTGGCAAGGCGTCGCTCTGCCTAAACCCTTCAGTCGACGAGAGTGGCTTCGCACAATCACTGCTCTGATGACTCGCAATTGCCGAGCCATCCGAACAATACGACTTATTTTTTAGTTCATTACTGTACTCATCTTGTGAAATCCACGTGTCAAGAACCCACTTTGTCTGTTTAGATCCACCTGATGACCGATCGATGTCGCCTCTATCTGCTATCCAAACATCGCCTTCATTCGATGATAGACGTCCAGTATGATCACCAACGGGTGCTGTTATTTGTTTACACCGCGCATATCCTGAGCCGAGAACAGTATTTACAATCGGCATGGGATTCAGTGCTCCTTGAGCATCTTCCATAATACCGGGCGCGAGACCACGTAAGCCCGGGAGACCAGCACTTTCCAGAGCCCTCCTTGTTGCCTTACCCATCGAATCGCCTGTCGGAATTCCAGCAACATAGGTCCACATATCGGCGCCATTCGAGCATGTTGCACCCGTCTTTGTAAAATAATTGACACCCATCGGAAAAAGCGGCATTCCTCTCGTCAACGATGACCCAGATTCACCAAATCCAATCATGTCAGAATAGTAAGCCACACCTTTTACAGCATTGATTACAGAATCCAAACTATCACCTTTCCTAACACCGACATTACCAGGCATAGGAAGCTCTCCACCATAATCATATGATGGTCCTAAAAGATCTACATCAGCGCCGATCGAGGCGGTAGGAAGAACTGAGCTTCGTGTTTCATTTCCTAGTTTTTTGGGGTCTGTTGCCATTCTCTATCTATTACACCTTTTTTTCATTTAAAACGCTGATTAGACATCATAAAACAATTGAATAATTTCTATTGTTTTATTTGTAGCATTATTTGGCTGTATCCAATATATAATTTGTGTTTCTAGCAGAAATATGCTTTGAAATTTTAGTATTACTCTAGACAAATTCTCCATTTTTATTCAATGGAAAAAGCCAACATTATCTGAAATGGACATACTAAATAAAGTCTCAATCGAAAAATATGTAGACAGCCTAAAACTTATACAAATTCTAAGTTTGTCTACACCCAATGTGAACGGTTCTTTTTATAAATCGCAATATAAGAACATCCGTACTCAATTTTATCAATTGAATATTCAAATACGTTAGTAGTTTTCTTTTGTATTTTAAAAGGGTCAATGCAATTGTCTTGTATGCCTTTTGTTGAGTCAAATCGCCACTGATTTAGAAAAATTGTATATTGAAAAAAGTACTCTAAATGGTTCTTGAACGCAGAATCAATATAACCATATGCTTTATAACAGATAGTATTTTCTACAATATATATTCCATTATCATTTAATAATGGAAATAATGTTTCGAACGTTTGTATAACATCTTTATTTATATGCGAACCATCATCAAGAATAATATCAAAATTGCCATACTTTTCCACGATTGTTTTTAAAAATGCAACATCTGTTGCATTTCCAATTTCAACAAATATGTTCGCGTTCGCATCTTCGTATTGCTTACAATCATTGTTATAATCGATTCCAACTATACATTTTGCATTTTTAAATACTTCTCTCATTGCTTTTTGACTTTCTCCTTTGAAAACTCCTATTTCTAAAATGCGTAACGAATCGTTTCGAACGTTAGAAAAAATATTTTCATATTGTCTAGAATAATTGTGAAAACTTTTGTTTTTATCCGTATTGTATTTCATAAATATCGTTTCTATGGATTCTAACGTTTCAATATTTGGTTTTGTATTTACTATATTGTTAACAATATATTTTGGCAAATTTATAAAAGATGTGCCCTTTTTAATTCCTACAAAATACAAATCCTTTGCCGTTGTATGATAATATGCTTCCCAATTTGAAAACAATTCATTTAAATTTAGAACATAGTTTAATTCATATACGGTAAGATTTTTATAATAATCAATCATATCACCCAAATTTCCAATTGACCCATATGATTCATTTGGAGATGTTCTACGTGTTCCGTGTTCCTTTCTCCCAGTTGAAGCACACGTAAACGCAAAAAGCCCGTCTGGTTTTAACATAGAATAAATTTTAAGAAACGAATGTTTATACTCAGGATCATGTTCAAAACATTCTGTTGATACAATTGTATCGAATGAATTGTCTTCAAAAGGCAAATCTTTTGTTTTTGATACAATTGTAACATTGTTTGCAGGGATCACATCATTGCCATTGTAATCGCAATTTTCAAATAAAAAACGATTGTTTCCATTTATATCGCCTGAACCTACATCCAAAACCCTCTTGTTTACAAAAAAATCAGGTAGATGTTTTTTGACAAAGATTGTAAATTCTCTTGCTTCGAGGTGCATCGTTTATAACAAACATGTATTAATAATTGTTTAAATAGTATCGCACTTTAATTTCCGGTAGGAAGCATTACAAAAGAAAGTATGTTGTCATCTACCTGACCATACTTTTATGAATGGTAAATGTGTGTAATTATCTTTTTCTTCAAATGGAATGCCATAATCACAATACTTATGTATGTTTCCTAACAAAGAAATCTGTTTCGATTTAGATTGTAATAGAATAGCCAAAACTCTTTCAAAACTCATACGATTGTATCGATTTAATATAAGATCAAGCAAAATGCGAAAATCATATACATCGTTGATTGATTTTAAATATTCAAATGATATGACCGACATTCCTCCAAAACAACCTTTCCATAAGGATTTATCGAGGTGTGTAAGGTTGAGATTATTATCATTAAATGCGTTCAGAATTCTTTCTTCATCATCAGGATTATCCCAATCGTGCTCAAATTCCCAAAATGTTTGATAGGTTTCTATTTTTGAAAAATTCATATATGTATTCACAAATACTGAATCATGAATAATTACAGCGATGTCGAATAATTTTGATTGTATATAATAATAATAAGGTAATACTTCACCTCTTTGTGGAAACTCGCTATTTAGAATAAAGGTTTTATAAAGTTTTTTAGATAATATATATTCAGGTTTGCTGTTATCGTCAATAATTAAAATATGATTTTCGGGATAAAACTTGCGAATACAGTCATAGCAATGCATCCAAAGAAGATTTGTATTAGGATCATTTACATGTCGTAACATGATAAACCCTACTGTTTTCACGTTTGAGTTCATATTTATACTTGTATATAAAATGCTCTTTTTAGACCTAGTCATATCTCATCATCAGATTCTATCGACAAAATTATTCAGGTTCAATAAAAAGCAACGTATCTATTGAATACAAATGGCAAATACTGAAAAAAGGTGTAAAACCTAAAGTTATTTCTACAAAATCAACCAATGGTAAACCTTACACTAGCAATTCCTACATGGCGGCGATACAACTTCTTGGAAAAAGTTTTGGAGCAGTATCTAGACAATCCGCTGATCCAGAATGTCGTTATTTGCGACGAGACCGGTGAAGATGTAGAAGCAATCAAGAACAGTCGCTTTGCCCTAAATAAAAAGCTCGTTCTTCATGTAAATGAGAAGCAGCTCGGTATGTATCACAATAAACGCAAATGCTTAGAAATTGCGGCAAAGAACGGTGCAGAATGGGTCTCTGTTCTCGACTCCGATAATCTGTTCTCCGATGATTTCTTCGAGACACTCTGTGAGGAGATTGAAAAGCAACACGACACAAAGTACGTGTTTGTTGCCGCAGATATTGTACATTTACAAAAGAAAACAGGTGCGACAAAAGTTCATACAGCGCATTTTGCAGGATTCAAGATTACAAAGAAAAGCTGGAATGATGTTCTTAACGTAGCTAATTGGAATTTTCTCTTGAATGACGGCAATTGGACTGCACACAAAGATGTAATTCAATGTTTTAATGATAAAGCAAATGAAGAACAAATTCGAGCCGTCGATTCTCTTTTACTTGCGAAACAAATGGTCGAGGGAGGATATACATATTATGTAGTACCTGGTCTGAAATATATACATACTGTACACGACGACAGTGAGTGGATGAAGACTGAAGCTATTTCACTTCGTCTTTTGAGGAGTACAAATTGGAAAATAGAAAATTGAAAGAGAAAATTATCAGAAAAACAGAGTTAAAAATGAGCGCACTCTTTCCTTCGTTGCTCAACGATAAGAAATCATATACAGACAAGGAACTTGAGTGGTTTTCGCTTGATACTAAAGAGTCTGAAAAAACAAAAGAAATTACATGCCCTGTCTGTGAATCTACGCGCGATGACTGGGATGTAGAAGATTCCTGTGTTTGTAAACGATGTGGAGAAGTCTTGAATACACAAATTGATCAGAGTGCTGAGTATCGGTTCTTCTCGGCGGAGGACAGAAGCGGAAATGATCCATGCCGTGTCGGCGCACCAACAGATATCCGGTTTCCATCCTCCAATCTCGGTACTATTATTTTACTAAAATCACAGGGGGGTAATGCTTCAAATGCTCGTGCAATGAATCGTATTCGCAGGTATCATACCTGGAATATGATTCCGTATAAGGAGCGTTCTCTTCTTCAGGTCTTCGAGCAATTTGCTCTAGCATCTCTCAATAATGGTATTAATGGAAAGGCGATTGATACAGCGAAACAGCTCTATATTCAGCTGGTTGAACACTGTGACAGGCGTGGCATGTCTAGAAATTGCGTCGTTGCTAGTTCTGTTTACGCAGCCCTCAAAATTGTGGGTGAGCCGAGAAAGCCCAAAGAAATCGCTGATATGTTTCATTTGACCACGGCGCAATTTACAAAGTCCTATAAATATTTCCAGGAAGTTCTCGCGATGGCGAAACAGCGTGGACAGATATCGAAAGAACTTGCCCCGGCTTCAGCACCGAGTACAAAGGCATCAAATTACATCACACACCCATTGAGCAAACTCCCTATCTCTCGTTCTCAGTACTCGGAGATTCAAGCTCACGCTATCTCCGTTGCTGACAAAGCAGAAGAACTTCTCGTTAGCCCCGAGAACATGCCGCCTTCTTTAGCGGCGGGTACAATTGCTTTTGTTCTCCAGCGTACTGGTTATCAGGATATTCCTCTTGAGCGTATTGCTTCAGTGTGTAATGTAAGTGAGGGTACTCTTCAGAAATGTCTAAAACGGTTAGAAGTCGCAAAGGATTCTTTATGGACTCCTAAGTAGAGAATGGGAGCCTTTGGATCCAAAGAAAAAACTATGCCAACACGTGAAGAAATGTTAAGAGTTACAGATGATGGAAAATATTTTATTGAACACGCGTTTTTCTTCATGTCGTCTCAAATGAATATGAGAGATTTTTTGCTTATGGTACAGCCGGCGAGATGTAGTGAAATGATTTTTTTAACGGCAAAGGCGCTTGAGACATCCTTTCAGAAATATAAGATCGCTCCTTCGAGAGGAAAGGATGGATTTGTTTATTTTCAGAAAATAGATGATTTTAAGGGGAGGTGTAGAGGACAGATGACTGAATCATCTACATATTCTGTGTGCGTAACAATTGCGATGTTTTATGTTCGCATTTTCCAAATCTATGGGGCTCTTTCTTTAACGATTCTGGATGTGGATCCTCTTTATTACCAGCAATTAGGTGGCGCTTATGTTGCGGAGCAACATGGCGCTTTCCTCCAGGATGGAGGTGCGGAGCAACATGGCGCTTATTCTGCTATACAGGATGGCGGCGTGCTCCGCGCGGACTATCTTCTTCCCGTTGACTTTGAAATTCTTCGTAATTATCTTTCTACAACATCAGACCAAAATTATTACAAATTTGATCAAACCCAATATCCTATTTATATAAATAAAGTTATAGATCCATTAAGTGACTCTGGTGCAGCAGTAACATTGGAACTTCCTAGAAGGGCAGGACAGAGAAAAGCTCCAAGTATAGAATTTAATTTAAGAATTGAACAAAGTCCAAACAGGTATGTATTTCATTTAAAAAATATTAAAGGTTTAGAAAAAGATATAAATTTATTGCCAGCAGAAATAGGAACATCAATAAGATTTACAAAAGGAGAAGGAATTGGATCTGGATATACATGGCATGGACTATCTATACCCAAAGCGCTTGAGAGAAAGGTTCTAGATATTGTTAAAAATCTGGGCTTAGCTGATTATAAAGATGGTGCTAGAAACGGTGATAGAGGAGACGGTGTCAGAGATAAAGAACTAGATAGACAGCGCTATCTAGCCGGCGAAAAAGGAGTCAAAGAATCTCTACAAACAGCAGCCCTCTGGTCAATCTTCACCGATAGAAAGTACACGAAATCGCACTGTGTTGCTAGAGCAATACAACTTGTATCAAGCGCCGCTCTAGAGAAATCAGTCCCTCCGCAAATCTACAGCAGCATCTGCAATGAAAAGTTCTTAAGTGGTTCTGGATCACTCCCTGGCGCTGGGCAATCCATTTTAAAAGAAAAGGGAATCTTTGTTCTTCATCAACTTTTCTATGATACTCTACATCAGGTTACACCAATCGTCGGTGATCAAACAAGATCCAAATATGAAAATCTGAGAAAAGTGATGGCGCTTGTGTTTCTAAATAATCCAGAAACTCCAATCAATCAAATTGCCGATAAAGCATCAGGAACATATTGTAAAGATAGTAAAAAAGGAAAAACTATCCTTGTACGTGATAAAGCACTCATTACTGATCTACGTAACCAAGCACGTGATATGCTTCTTCTACAGATAACTCATACAGCGCAAGTTGTCAATTTATTAAAAGAATTGTTTATCTTAGAAAAGGGAAAACCGGTTACATTAAATCCCAAACTCGTTGAAGGTGGACTTGCAGCTGTGAATGAGGTTGCAGACAAAGCACGTGTTCTGCTCGTTAATTATTATGGCACATGCGAATCAAAGTATCAAGCGGGAGTACAGATGATCGCAAAAGCAACTCCAGACAAAGCCGGTCCTATTTAATAAAATAATCAATTAATTATGTCAGATTCATATGAATCTAACATAATTAACATTAAGTTTAGACTTTACGCATAGCTCTTCTTCTGAGCATCAGATAAAGCGCCCCAGCGCTTACCTAATTCCTTACCAACAGCGCCGAACGCCATGTTAGGATTCTCACTCATCACATTCTTGCGCTCAGATTGTACAAACTTCATGTAACCGGAGAGCTTCCGTGTTCCCTTTCTCTTCGCCTTCTTTCCTTTCTTCACCTCCACTTCACCTTCATCGACCTCGACAACCTTCTTCGCCTTACGCGTGCTCTTCTTACCTGCGCGTCCCTTGAACTTCGCCTTCTCTCCATCGCTCAACTTGCGCCACCGCTCTCCCACCATTTTTGCTACCTTTCCAATATCGCTCTTCAGACTAGGATTTTCCGCAACAATCTTCTTTCTCTCATCCATTGAAAACGCAATGTAAGGATTCATCATTCTACTTTGTATGGATTTAATTTATAAGAACAAAAGCCAAATAATAAGCAAGTGCGAATGGACCAGTTACTAAAGTTCCTACAATAGGAAGTATTGCGGGATTACCACCTCCACCACCGGCAATTAAACCGCTACCTAAGAAGAAAGCACCAGCATAAAAAATAATAAGTAGAATTATAAAGAGCGTAACCTTTCCAGTCATTTTCGCAGCATCGCTCGCTTTAGAAAAGCCTTCATTCTCATTCTTAGTCTGTAGATACTGCCGCCGAGCAAATTCCATACAAAAAATAAGAAAAATAAATCCTAGAAATAAAAGAGATTTTGACCCAATCTTCATCCTATTTATACATGCTAAAATGTCAAAGAAGGCTGAACATCCAAAAATCGCATCGGCTGCGCATTAAAAATATAATATGTAAATCGCGCATCGGTCTTCCATTTCCACTCGTTATGCGCAATTGCAGAATCCATAAGAACAACATCGTATTTAGACGCATCTATAATAGTCTCAAGTGCAACAACTGACTGTTTACCAGAAATCCATGCCACTTCTCCAATAGCGTTGCCACTCGGGACGCTTGTGTGAAATGTATCTGTAATTCCTACAATTGTTCCATCGCATTCATAAATGTCAGTGTGCTTTACGTTAAAGGTAGTATTCCAGCACGGAGAACTGATAGGCAAATGCCCAGAATCTACTTTATGGACGCGACGATTCGCTAGATGTTCAACGGACCGCCAGCAATAAGTGGATGTCCAGAGATGAGGAAGCCCAACAAGAGGATATCCCTCCTTTTGAAACAGATGAACGAGCCGCCCCACTTTGCTTGTTTCATAAAAGAGTGCAGTCAAGAGACGAGAACCCACACCCTTCTTTCTTTCCGATGTAGCTACGCAGAAAAAATCAACAAGCCCAGCCTCTTCGCGAATAACTTTATCGACAAATCCAAGATTTCCAAGCGGACGTGAAAAGACGACACCCGTTCCATGGATCATAACACCAATCCACCCCTCCTTCAGAAACAGCTGGAGTTGATCGGCTATCAGAGACACACGTGAGCCAGGATATGTCTGATAATGCGCCCTGAGAAGAAGACTGACTTCTTCACAGTGCTCGGCAGTCACGAGATCATAGGGGAAGTTTGGTTGAAGAGGAGTCTCCTTCCGAAGAACATATGGATTACCATCAATCGCAACTAAACTTTCAAAAAAATGTGACCAGTGCGGACCTGGCGATTGTTTCCAGAACGACATAATTCTAAATTTGATTCGCACTAATTCCTAAAGTTCCTCGTCAATACTATGGAGTCTACAAAGGTTCAGCGTTGCGAAGCTCTCCGTTGCCAAGCCGAGGGATGTAAGAAGAAGCTCGGTCTTCTTGGTTTCGCATGTAAGTGCGAGAAGCAGTTTTGCGCGGCGCATCGGGCATCAGAAGTACATAAGTGTACATTTGATTTCCAGGAGCAGCAGAAGAAGGATCTTCTTAAATACATGAGCACCGCCGTCCGTGCCGAAAAAATAAAGGCAATTTAATAAAACTGAAAAATGTAAAAATTGAGCGCGCTGCTGCCTAAAGTAGCAGGTAGAATACTATGACCCAGTCCCCTGTCCCTATCACTCTTCGCCTTATACGCAAGAATGCCTCAAACAAGTCTCAGGATGATGTAATCACCATCTTTCGTGAGACCAATGATTACAAGGATGACTACGAGTCATTTAAGCTGCGCTATGTTGATGGTCTTGCAGATGTAAGGCACGAGATGTACTTGAGTGGTAATGAGCTCGACCTGTATTTTGACTCGCTCTTCTCTCTCGTAAGTGCCGATACGGAGCCGTTTGAAAGTCTCCAGGTTCTTGCGCCCGGATTTCCTAGCGTTCTGTTCAACGCCAGCCGCGTCAACATGGTAAAGGATCACCTTCTCTCTGTTCTTCCTCTCCTCACGGACGTACACCGTGTTCATCGGCTCGCTGAATATGCCACTTACTAATTAGCTAAATACATTGATACAAGTGTAGGCGACCACTTCCCCATAAGTTTCGTTTTTTCTTTATCAAACCATGCAATATCATCTTTTTCCCTCCTGTCCGATTTGAAACGTGCAAATGCGTCCGGATGCTCCTTAATCCAGGCAAATTCTTCGATCGCCTTTTGTAGCTGAGCCGGCGCCGCGAACCCCTGGAAAACATGATACTGGAAAAAGGTATTTACAGGATAATCGGGCTCTGTAGCCTGTAGAACTAAACCTGTATGCTGAAGTGACAAAATTTTCGATATTTTTGCCTCTTCATCAACCTCTCGCCGAATATTTTCTTCGAGTAATTTCTTGATAGGAAGATTACCTCCATCCTTTCCTTCCATCTGCCCCTTCGGTGGCTCCCATGTTTTTTTATCTTCATCGCCATCTGTGCGCTTTACAACAATAAATCGTGCCTTCTCAAAACGAGCGCCCGCCTCATGAAGAAAAGCACTACTGCGTAAATAAACTCGCCATCCCTCACTCGGATGCTCTACATAAAAATATCGTTTATGCGGAGCATGCGGTAATTTAGCCGATCCTCGTATAAGTCCAGACTGAAACACATTCAGGATTTCTCCAGGCATGAAGAGATCTCTTCTATTTAGATGATGTCCTTTTAGATTCTAAGGATGCGTAAACATAAGCAAGTAGGCATATTCAAAACCAATCGGCGTTAAATCAATATTATTATCATATTTCCATCCTGCAACCTGCGCCAGTTTCACAATTTCTTTGATATCGGGCATCTGTAACCTGTGTCGCTGCCTTCTGACTTTACCATCTTTGAAGCGGAATGTCTCTCTGAATTCACTTGTGTCACCGCTTTCATCAAGATCAAAATGCGCATCATACTCAAACTTATTGAATGTGACTTTGCTCTTTGTCACGCGCTCCTTGGAATACTTTTGCAAAGAAAAGGCTAACCAGGGAGCCGCCGATTCCAACATCGGATCGAA